CCGAAGCCGACAATAAAGGCATAACATTAAGTAAGTTGGTTTATAAAATCCTAAAACAATATGAGCAAACTAATATATCAAGAGAAACAACTAAAGTTGCACAAAAGAGCAACAATGCTTCTAGAACTGCTAAAACAAGCACAAGGAAGGCAAAATCTATTTGAGGCTGATCTTGCTGAATGGAGGCGAGGCTTGGATGATACAAGGACAATGATTAGCGAGGAAGATTTACTAATCAAGATTGCAAGGATGAATGACATCCAGCGCAGAATCCTTAAAAGCTACCATTACTTGATTCTGGACCTTTATACCTTAACAGAGGACTTTATGTTACCAATAAACCTTTTACACTTTTAATATGACACCAAAAGAAAAAGCAGAAGAATTATACAATAAATATTTTAGTATGATAAAAATTGAAAGCTATATTGATAGAGTATCTTCTATACCATATGTAAAAAAATGTGCATTAATAGCAGTAGATGAGATATTAGATTTAAAGCATATAGTAACATTAAGAAGGAATATGCACGAAATGGAATTAGAATATTGGATGGAAGTTAAACAAGAAATAGAAGCATTATGAGAGAAGTGCATAAGACATATATGGCAGAACTTGAAATAGAGGTTTTGCGTGATAAGAACAAAGAACTAAAAAAAGAAATAGACAGGTTAAAAGACCTATTAGATCAACATTTAAACATAAAAACAATACGAATGGACAAAGAACAACAAAAGGAATATGCTATCCAGATAGCCGAAAAAGTGTGTAATTACTACCAAATTAAATATGGACAAATGATGTCCAAATATAGAGGCGAGGAAGTTACTTTGGCGAGGCAAATGACTATGTACTTAACAAAGGAAAAGACCGAATTAAATGGCGAGGAAATAGGTCAAATCTTTAATAGGGATAGAACCACAGTTTTACACTCTATTTCAAAGATCAAAGGACAATTGACAAATAAGTTTGACGATACCATAAAAAACGACATTTTCAACTTAAATGTGCTAATTTAATTTGGTTATTAACACCAAAGTACCTAATTTTAAACTCTAAAACCAACACAATATGAATGACCAACAACTGGCTAAAAAGCCACAACTTTCGTACACGAAAGATCAAGTAGAGTTAGTAAAATCACAGATTGCTCCAGAGGCAACAGTTGATGAACTAAAGCTATTTCTTTACCAAGCACAACGCACAGGACTTGATGCGTTATCAAGACAAATTTATTGCATCCACAGGAACGTAAAAACCCCTACTGGATGGACTAAAAAAATGACCATTCAAACAAGTATCGATGGATTCCGAGTAATCGCTGAACGTAGCGGAAACTATGGTGGACAAAGCGAACCAATCTTTGTAGAACAAGATGGAAAGTTAATTTCTTGTAAAGTTTCAGTATTTAGATTTCACGGAGAAACAAGGTATGAAGCATCGGTAGGAGTTGCTTATTGGGATGAATATTGCCAAAGAACAAACGATGGCAAACCAATGGGTTTATGGGCGAAGATGCCACATACAATGTTAAGCAAGGTTGCAGAGGCATTAGCTTTAAGAAAGGCTTACCCACAAGATTTAAGCGGTCTTTACACAGGAGATGAAATGGCTCAATCAACAGAGGAAACCCCAGCTTACATTAAGACTCACGAAAATTTAGAGGACTTAGAGTTAGCGATTGATTTGTGTATAAATACTACCGAATTAAGCCAACTTTACGCACTAAATAGCGAACTTGCAACTAAGGATGTAACTAAATTATTTACCAAGAAAAAACAATCTTTATGACACCATTAAAAAAACTATGGGATTTAAGAGAAGCAGTTAAGTTTTGGAATTACAAAGTAGATACAAGCTATCCACAAAACGCATCGGAAATGATTCATCAATTAAATTTAGCTAAGTATAAACTGAAACTACATAAACAAAAACACTTCCCAGAGTTATTAGAGCAACCGAAAAGGGATTACATTCCTTATCAAATGTTAGCTGATAAATTTGAAGTATTTGAAAACTATTTAAACGATTAATTATGCCATATTCAACTTGCTGCGGCGCACATACCAACTTTGAAGAAATTGACATTTGTCCAGATTGTTTAGAGCATTGCGATTGGGAAGAAGAAGATGAGGAAGAATTAGAACAAGATAGACAAACGGAAAACCAAATAGATCAACAACAAATTAATAAACACCAAAACTAAAAACAATGATTGTATTGAACATTTGTAAAGAGGAGATTAACTGGAAGGAAGCTAAAAATGGCAAACACTATGCAAACATAGCTACCGATTACTTAAAAGAAGTGGACGAAAATAGTAACACCCACACAGTATGGAACAACCAAACCAAAGAAGAAAGAGCCGAGAAGGCAAAGAAAAACTATTGTGGTAGAGGCAAAGAAGTTGCTTTTAATGGAGTAAAGGCAACAGGTAAAAAAGAATTTGCCGTAAATCAACAAGAATCAGAGGATGATTTGCCCTTTTAGAATGTAATGTTTTAATTACCATTTTAATTCATTATATTTGTATAAAATAATAATATGAAGCAATGTTTTAAATGTAAAGAAATAAAGCCTTTAGATGATTTTTATAAACATCCTAAAATGCCTGATGGTTATGTAAATAAATGTAAAATATGTAACAAAAGGGATATTTTAGAAAATTATAATAAAAATAAATTAGACCCTAATTTTATAATAAAAGAAAGGAAAAGAGGTAGAGAAAAACATCAAAGGCTTTATTCAGGTAAAACACATCAACATTATGTTCGTGATTTAATTTATAACCATAAATATCCAGAAAAATTAAAGGCTAAAAGGAAATCACAAAGTATGGGTAAGCATAGACCATTTGAAGGAGCAGAAAAACATCATTGGTCATATAATGAAATACATCATAAAGATATAATATGGTTAAGTAGTAAAGACCATAAAAAAGCACATAGATTTATAATTTATGACCAAGAAAGAATGATGTATAGAAGAACGGATAATAACATACTTCTTGATACTAAAGAGTACCACGAAGGTTATATAAGATCAATAATATTAACCGAAGAAGATTAAACCATTCTAACCCCCACGTTGGGCGAAAACGTTAAGCGCAAATTTAAAACCTATAACTATGAGCCAAACAACACAAATCGCAAATTACCTAAATAAAGGTAGAAAGTTAACCCCTATTGATGCTTTAAACAAGTTCGGATGCTTTAGATTAGCAGCACGAATAGCAGACCTTAGAAACGATGGTATGAACATTAAAACTACCATTATTAAGCTAAAAAATAAGAAGCAAATAGCACAGTATTCGGTTAATTAGTTTAACTTTGTACAAAGGATGTAGGATATCCTAACTAAAACTTATTGGCTCAAAGCTGAAACCCTAATCCTACTGGGGTGGATGCCGAGAGCCTTTTTTATTTTTATGGCTAAAGACCCAGCGGTGTTATTTTACACAAGCGATTTTCTTAGTGGCACTTTCACAATGGATAATGAACAGGTTGGCAAATACATTAGACTTTTGTGCTTACAACATCAAAAAGGCAAATTAAGTGAAAAGGATATGCTAAGCATATGTAAAGCATATGATGTTGAGATATGGGATAAATTTAAAGTTGAAGATGGTTTATACTACAACGAAAGAATGTTTAATGAAACCATTAGAAGGCAAAAATTTAGTGAAAGTAGAAGAAATAATGCAAAATCACCTAAAAAAGAAAGCACTAGCGAAGCATATGCTGAGCATATGGAAACTGAAACTGAAAATAGAACTATAACTATAAATCAAAATATAAATATAGATTTCGAATGGTTTTGGAATGATTATGATAAAAAGGTAGGAGATAAGAAAAAGCTAAAAAAGAAGTGGAATAAATTAACCGATGAAGAAAGGCAAAATGCAATGAATTATCTTGACCTTTACAAGAAATCAGTACCAGACAAGCAATTCCGTAAAAACCCAGAAACCTTTTTAAACAACAAATCTTGGAACGATGAAATCATTAACCGAAGTATTACCCCAATCCATAAACTCTCTTACGCAGAACGAGAGGCTAATGCACTTAGAAATCTATAATAAACTTGAACCAGATGAATTAAAGGTTGTAGTTGCTTTAGATACAATGAGTGTTGGCAGATGTTCACCAATTGAGGTAAAAGAACACCTTAAGACCTGTATTGCTTTAAGCGGATGTCAAACCCCTACAATAGAGTTGTTTCAATTTTTATGCGATTTTGTAATAAAGAACTATGGTAATTATAAACTAAAAGAACTTGGAGTAGCTTTTGAACTTTACGCAATGGGGAAATTATCGGTTGACAAAGCGATTATGTTTACCCCTAAATTCTTTGGCGATGTGATGGCAGCTTATAAGCCGATAGCTTTACAAGTAAGACAAAAGACCTATGTAGAGCCACAACCAATAGAAGTGCCAAAAATCCAAGATGATGAAATCATTGACGCATTGTACCAAAACTGGGAGAAGTCGGCTAAAAGAGGCTGGGAGTTGCTTAATACAATGGCTTTTGACATACTATGGAAGCGAAAGGAACTAAACAAGGACAATCTAAGCCAAGAGAAGGCAGACCAGATAAAGAAAAAAATAATATCACATTACAAAGTAACGGCTAAAACACCTAAAGACTTAGAAAAATTAAATAATGAAATATTTATCAAAAATGAGTGCAAAAGATATACTTTGTACCTATTTTTACAAAACCAATTATAACCACTCCAAGAATTAAATATTTTTAACCAAGATAGTAATTACGGGAACTTGGGGTGGTTCTTTAAACTTAAATTTATGAGCAAATCATTTTTTATTCACATAATTGCAACTATTATTTATATAATACTTGCTTTATACATCATACAAGATGCAGAAACAAACGTTGGGTTAAGGCTTTTATTAGTTGTATTGTATTTGTTTTCACAACTTGTAACGGCAGCATTTTGTGATATTAACGATTTTTATAAAAATAACAAATGAAACAACTAACATTTATTTACGAACTATTAAAGTTTACGCTTATCAGCGTTCCACTTGTTTGTTGCATTTACTTAATTGCAATTACATTATCAGAAATAAAACATTTGATTAAATGACAGGAATAGACAATAATATTGAGGTAAGATTGATATTTTTAGACACAAAAGAGGAGATATGGTTTAGGTCAATAGCAAAGGCAATTAGGTTTTTAGGTACTGACTATAAAACGATAATGACCTATATGAACCCAATAAACAAAAAACGATACAAGCATAACGATAGACTTTGTGTTGTGCGACTAAAAAAATGAAAAGAGTAATAAACTTTAGCGGTGGCAAAACAAGTGCCTTAATGACTATCCTTAACTATCGTGAAGGCGATTTGGTAATATTTGCAGACACAGGAAGGGAGCATCCTAAAACTTACAAGTTTATTAATGACTTTGAGGCACACGAAGGCATCCCAATTATAAGGGTAATGTTTGAAGGTGGCTTTAGAGGTATGTTAGAAAAAAAGAAATGGAAGCTAATACCAAATAGAGTTAAAAGAGAATGTACTATTGAACTAAAAATAAAGACTGCTAAACGATGGTTAAGGGCAAATCACGGCAAACAAAACTACGAATGGCTTGTAGGTTTTAGAGCAGATGAGGAACGTAGAGTTAAAGGTTATGAAAAAAGACAGGCTTATATCCACCCAAAGTTCCCTTTGTACGAACAAGGCATAGACAAGGCACAAGTAAATGACTATTGGAGTAAAAAGCCTTACACTTTGGAAATTTCAGCTATTTTAGGAAATTGTACTTTATGCTTTCTTAAAGGTAAAAACGCAATAGTAAATATTATGCGTAGCTATCCAGAGTTAGCAAAAGAATGGATAGAAGATGAGGAAATGAGTAAGGAATTTGGCAATGGGCATACATACTTTCAAGATACAACTTATAAGCATCTTTTAATGTTGGCACAAAATGATTTATTTAAAGGTCAAGACCTAAACGAACTAAATTCTGCTTATTCTTGTTCTTGTACAAGTTAAACCCTAATTTTGCTTTATGCCATTGATACCTTTACCTAAGTTGTTAGATAAAACCCAAAAGGTTGTTAATGCTTATATTAGAAAACGAGATGAAGGATTGCCTTGTATTAGTTGCGGAAGCTACAATGGTAACCAAGCTGGACACTACTTTACAGTAAAAGGTTATTCGGCTTTAAGGTTTAACGAATGGAATATTCATTTACAATGTGCTGGATGCAATATGTTCAAACACGGCAACCAAGCAATGTACAGGATTGGCTTAGTTGAAAGGATAGGAGAGAAAGCTGTTAAGGAATTGGAGTTTGAAGCGGTTAACAACAGGGTTAAGAAATGGCAAAGAAACGAATTAAACGATTTAATTGATAGATACAAGTAACATATTTGCAACGTGCAAACAAGAGGTAATTGCTGGTTATCCTTGTTTTTCATTTGTCATTGATGGCACTACTCACTATGTATTTGGCAAAACACAAGAACAAGCATTTGATTATTTAGCAGATTTAATAAATTTATATGGCAAAAGTAAGCAGCAATAACAAAGTTAGCTTTGGAAAAAGAAAGTGTGGTAAGTACAAAAAGACATCTGGTCCAAAGGATAAGGCAGTTAAACCTTATGTTAGGCAAGGTCGTTAAAGTAAAATAAGAAAAAATGAAAGATACTTGGTAAAGCCTCTTAGCAATAACGTAACCAAGTTAAAGTATAAACTATGAAAGATACATACGGCAAAAAGCAATATACCTGTAAATGTGGTGCAATAACCGAAGGATATGTATGGTTTGGTAAGATTAAAGAAACCCAGTTTGAATGTACTAAATGTGGCAAATGGCTTGGTTATAACAATTTAGAAAAGAAAGCTGAAAGCATTATTTCAATACGAACTCCAACAAAAAACCGATAATGAACATAAACGAAATCAAACCAAATCCAAACAATCCAAGAATCATTAAAGATGACAAGTTTAAGAAGCTGGTTAAGTCAATCCAAGACTTTCCACAGATGCTTGAACTTAGACCTATTGTCATAGATGAGAACAATATAGTTTTAGGTGGTAATATGCGTCTAAAGGCTTGTATTGAAGCTGGGTTAAAGGACGTACCAGTAAAACAAGCAAAAGAACTTACAGAAGAACAAAAGAAAGAATTTATAATTAAGGATAATGTCGGATTTGGCGAATGGAGCTGGGATGACTTAGCTAATAATTGGGATGAACAATTACTTACCGAATGGGGTTTAGACATACCGAACTTTGATGCAACTGTATTAGAGGCTGAAGAAGATGACTTTGCCGTTCCAGATGGCGGAAGTGAAACGGACATAGTATTAGGCGATTTATTTGAGATAGGCGAACATAGGTTGCTTTGTGGCGATAGTACGGATAGCGACCAAGTGGCAAAGCTAATGAACGGACAAAAGGCTGATATGGTATTTACAGACCCTCCTTATAAAATAGAAACTGAAGGAGGATGTAAGGGAAATATTGGGCAAGGATTGAAAAAGCAAGGGAAAGATATAGAATTTATAGCAAACTTTGAACCAACTGAATTTTTACAAGTATTGCCTTTAATATTTGATAAAAACAAATTGAACGCTTACATATTTTGCAATAAGGAACTATTGCCAGATTATTTAGTATGGGCAAGGGATAGTGGTTATTCATTTAATGTGCTAATATGGAAAAAGCCAAATGCCATTCCAATAGGAGATTCACATAGACCAGACATAGAATATTTGCTTTTATTTAGAAAGTCTGCAATATGGAACAATGGATTAAAGGATGTAAACTATTCAAGATGTTTGGAGTTTGGTAGAGAAACAGGATTGCATCCAACAATGAAACCAATAGAATTAATTGCAAATGAAATGAAGATTAGTTCAAACGAAAATAGTTTAGTATTTGATTTCTTCTTAGGTTCTGGTTCAACAATGGTTGCTTCACATCAACTTAAACGTAAATGCTATGGTATGGAACTTGACCCAAAATACTGTCAAGTGATTGTAGATAGGATGAAAAAACTTGACTCAGCCTTGATAATCAAGAAGAACGGAGTAGCTTTGTAATAATTAGAGGAAAATAAGAAGATATGGCAAATGAGCATAATTTGATACCAGCACAAAAAGGGGAAGTAAGAAACCCAAAGGGAAGGGGTAAAGGTGTTCCTAATAGCAAAACAAGACTTTTACGTTTATTGGAGTTGGTTACTAAGGTACGCAACCCTGTAACAGGCGAAGATGAGGAATTTACAATAGCCGAGCAATTAGATATGCAGATAATAGCAAAGGCAAGGAAGGGCGATTTAAAAGCCTATGAAATACTATTAGACCGATTAGAGGGAAGACCAAAACAAACAACCGACATCACCGCAGACATAAAGGGTAATGTGCAAATCACAATAGAACCAGATGCAGATTGTCAACCAATTAAAGATTAAGGCTACACCTGTCTTTTATGCCAATAAAAAGGCATACGAGGATGGTTATCCGATTATATGCAATGAAGGTGGGTCAAGGTCAAGTAAAAGCTATTCGGTTGTTCAATTATTAATCCACATAGCTTTAACCAAACCAAATACAAGGATTTCGTGCGTTTCTCATTCGCTACCACATATTAAGCGTGGAGTTTATAGAGATTTCAAAAACATATTGGAGCAATGGGGTATATGGGATGAAAAG